ACGTGTAAAGTATAGTCATCAATCGCCACGAAGTAACTCTACACAGCTGCATCGAATTATTATTTAAAGAATGTCCGAGAATAATTATATCAGAAAACATTTTCATATCGTCGCTCTACCGACTGAGCTATCTCCTTCATACAGGAAGGAGAGTAGGACTCGAACCTACGACACACGGCACCTCAAGCATTTGAAGTAACTGATATTACTGCATCGGACATATTTATTTTTTACGACGTTCTGAGAAAAACGACAATAGTTTTTTAAAAAACCAACAAGTGGCTGTAATGGATTTGAACCATTTAAAAAATTCACCAAAAGAAATTTCTATTAACCGAAGTAACTATTTATCTCTGCATCAGAACTGTTTTTATTGCATGTGTTTGCGAGAATAAATAAGAGAAGTATTTTAATGGAGTCAGAGTAAAAGTCTGAAGAAGTAACTCCTCTCGTCTGCATCGCAAATGATTTATTGTTTGTAATATGCGAGAATATTTGTTACCAGAAATTTTAGCGCTCTCCCAACTGAGCTATCCAGCGGGGTGTCCCGTCAGAGTGGGGCTCGAACCCACGACCTCTCGCTTAACAGGCGAAGTAACTGATAACTACTGCATCGCAAATTTACTTAGTTTCTGTTTTCAATTGCATCCCACTGGTCAATCATAGCCTTAGCAAATACTGCTTCGTTCCCCGTCCAACCATACATGATGTTTGTACGGTATGCATACTCAGGAATTACAACATTATCATAACCTGCGGTCTGAACGCTGAATACGTTCACCTTAGGATTGACTTTCTTACGATACTCCTGAATCAGTTTAAATACATTAATCATATCTCTTGAATACCAACCGTTGCTGCAAGAATATCCGAGTTTGCGATAAACACCTGCTTGACTATCAGTGCCATAAAGACCGCCATGACCAGCCTGCTGATCAGAGTAGATAAAGATGTTGTCCCAGTGTTCTTTCTTTTCAATGGCGTTCTTAAAGAACTCCCAAATGCCACCCTCAGTAGAGCCACCGACATCATCATAACGCTTCTTAGAAATCGCTTCTGCCTGGTTAAGCACACCAGCTCTCTTGCTTACAGGGCTAACAATAAGCTTGTCACCAAACTTACCAACATAGCCCTCGTCAGAACAAGCTGCTGTAATTACAGAAGACATATTGTCAATGTTTGCTACGGTGACAGAGCCGTATTCGCTATTGAATGCGCCCCATGCAGAGCCAGAGTTGTCAGACAGGCACATCGTCTTGCCCTTCAACTTAGGATAGTTCGCAAGCGCAATATCCATACATTCTTCAAGCGCATCGATAATGATGGGCTGATGGTGACATCTACTAGACTTAATTGCCATCAGAGCAGAGTAGTATCGGAACGGGAACTGCTTACTACCAATTACGGTGTCCTTGATCTTCTGCATGTATTTCTTGCAGAACTCAATATCTTCAACCTCAGTGAAGACACCACGAATGTTTCTCAATAGTGCCATATGACCCATGTTAACGGTATTGAAGATTTCCTTCCAAGACTTACCTTCGGAGCGAAGATTCTCCCAAGTCTTATCATTTTCTTCAACTTCAATGGTGCCAGTCTGCATCAGTTCATCAATCACTTCGGAGTGCGCATGACACAGACGAACCGCATTGATCATGCCGATTTCATGATTCTTATACTTTGCCATCTGATATTTCTTAATACCACTAATATTCTTGCTCCAAGAGCGTTTTAGAATACTAGGAATGTTATTCTTATTACCCTTGTTTGCGTACAGATAATAAGACATCTGACTCATTGGCTCATCTGCACGAGACATAACCTTCTGGTTGATCTCATCAAACTTGCCAGGATGGTTACTAGAGAACTCCTTGCGCTTAGGATGAATTGCTGCACGAACCATGATAACCTGAGGATTAAGTCTCATGAAATAGTCATGACGCAGAGTAGATGCCCATTCCAGAGTTGCATTGAAATCATAATCCAGTGCCTTATCAATAGCCTTTTCCATGACAGCTTCGGTATTCATACCTTCATATTCATGGGGAATGATGCTAAATTCCTTAACCAGATCATGCACGTAATACTTCTGGCTACGCTTGCCATCTCTATAATAAGAGGGTTCACCAAAAATAGAAGATGCGGTAATCATCTTAAGAGTGTCGAGCGGATTGACTACGTAAGAATCACCGTTCATGAAATTCTTAACAGTTTCATCAAGTCTAAGTGAATTAATCTGATTCATTTCAGATACTGCTTTAGAAAGCTTACTCATGTTTTTTTGTCCTCCGTTAATTTTGTACTGTTCCCTTGAGCTTGTTTGTATTATATCATATATTTCTGATTTGTCAAGGGGGTTAAATTATTTTTTATGGTAGAAGATGTGGGACTCGAACCCCTCTGCAAGTTCCCAAAACTCGCGTGCTGCCATTACACTACATCCTCTATATCGAATCTTTTTGTACTTTATGTTTAATTGATATATCTCCAAAAATATCCATATGCACTCACTCTTTTATCATTGCAAACTTGTATAATGTGAGCACCTATGCCACTGATATCATTAGATGCGGTAAAACCATTTTTAATCAGATGTGCCGCCGCCTCGCTTGGCGATACAAATGTATCAATCAAGTTAGTATGATCAAGTTTATCATACATTGCAACTGCTTTTTGAAACATTTCTTTTGATATATCTGCACTTGATTTTATTTTTATATCGTTCAATCTCAATATATTTCTCACAGAATCAACAGACACATTACAAATCTTTGCTGTCTCTTTCAAACTTTGTACTTCTTTGTACGTTTTAATAATCAAATCATAATTAAGAAATCGTTTACCATCTCCACCTAAAGTTGCATTATATCCGTAATGAAAAGATTTCTTTTCATTAATCCAATACATTTCTCTTTCTTCAGGAGAATCAGTTTCTTCAATTAGATTAATATGAAAATGTTCAACTCCATACTTCCTCATAGCTCTATATAAAGGTCTTTTTTCATTTCTTTCTTTGAAAGCATCATTACAATGCTCTATAAAGCGTTTATTGATGTCAAATTCTGTTTTTCCTATGTATCTTTTGTTGTTGACATCATTTATAATTTCATAAATGAATGCCAAATTATTACGTCCCCCTTTAATGTCAACATTCCAATTAGCATTATCCATTCTACGCCACGTGGAGGCTTGGAATATGTAGAACGCAGCCCCGATTGGATTCGAACCAATGAATACAACAGTCAAAGTGTTGTGTCTTGCCGCTTGACGACGGGGCTATATTATTAATTTTGTATTGTTCTTTTGAGGTATGCGTATTATATCACATACTGTTCATTTTGTCAAGTACTATTTTCATCACTGGCGTGAAATTAATTCACACCAGGATGTTCGTAGAAATACTTGTAAAACAATTGCTCATCCTCAGGAAACTGACAGAATAGCATAAGATCCTCGCTTTTTTCAACCAATAGCGCAGACATCGCCATATAGTGAGAGAAGATAGATTTTAGCGCAAATCTGTCCCCATTAGGAGATTCTAGCCAAACCTGGCCTTTACAGCTATCAACAGTTCTCATAAAATCATTTACTTCAATAGGTTTTGTAAACTTCATAATATTTTTCCTTTCTTAAACTAGTTCCAACAACCGCCATTGATTAGTGGCGATAACGACTTTTGTTGTAGTCGTTGCAACAACTTTTTCAGTGGGGTCGGCTTATATACCGCCCTCCCCTCGCTGGACGGTAATCTCTGTTGTTGGCTTTATCAGCTGGCCACTGCACCTTGTACTTCGGCATCAACACCAGTAAACAGGCTCTGTGCAAGCACAGTTCCTTGGAAGGCTAATCCTTTGATCCGCAGTGTTTAAGTATCACTTACTTGGCGGAAGTGGTGAGTGCCGACCTCACTCGTCGCATTTCTACGGCCTAACGGTTTAGCAAACCGTCCCCTTTGCCAACATTGGGTACACTTCCATATAAAACCCTACGTCCGAAGAACACAGCCTGCAGTCTGATTGTTTTTCACAGGGATAGCCGATCAAGCATGACCAAGATCCACACAAACGTGAACATAACAAATAGGGTACACTGGCGGAGGAGGTGGGATTCGAACCCACGCAGGCTTTTACACCCCTAGAAGTTTTCAAGACTACCCTCTTCAACCGCTTGAGTACTCCTCCATATTAATTTGGTGAAGCAGGTTAGGATTCGAACCTACGCAGCGTCTAATCTATCTAGAATACCGTATCAACGCACCTGTATTACCGGCAGGCTCCTTTGGCCGCTTGGATACTGCTTCATATTAAAGCGCCGTTTTTGACGGGAACGGCGAAACCCCCTACGCCTCGGGCGGAGTTTCCTCCGTCTTGGATTCACTTACTACAATCATAGGCAATATCCTCCGTTTCGTAGATTTTGTGGACTCATAGCTTCACATCCATGGTTATGTTACACTAAAAACTACAACCGTAAGTTACCTTCTAGCTCAGCAACTCCTTGTTTGTTACAAAGTCGCTTATCCACACGTGCGGCTTTAATGGCGTTCCTGTATGGTACTTCGATGGCTAGTCTTCACCATCGACAAGAACTAACAGCTACAACTCTTAAAATAGAATCAGACATTATGAATAGCCAATTCAAGGTCCAATTCGTACAAAGGCGAGATTTTAACCTTTTCTCAGAAGGCCCAGCTGTTGCACTTGTAGCTGTAAAACAGAGGTGCGCTGGGACATGGAGCCAGTAGACGGACTCGAACCCCCGACCTGCTGATTACAAATCAGCTGCACTACCGACTGTGCTATACTGGCATATGGTTGCTCAAGGAAGCGGAGCTATGCACAACCCCCAATGAATCAAATTTCAAAGAATACCTTCGTCGTACATTCTCATCAATTAATCTAATAACACTAGACATACGTTCCTAGCGGTCAACTATTCTTTTCTTCTTCCTTTGATTAAAGTTGCATACTCCCATGAGCATGGAGCCGTAGACGGGGCATGATCCCGCAACCCCAAGTTTGGAAAACTCGTACTCTACCTATTGAGCTACTCCGGCATATAAAG